ATTATCCTCCCTGAGCCGTCTGACGTACCTATTGATATGGACGAGGGAATGGTCAGTTGGGAACAGAAGCTTGTCAATGAATCAAGCACGATGAAAAAACATTCGGAATACGTAGATTCAATTAACGGCTTGAAATATATGGACCTTCCGCCCAGTAATTTCCAATCACCGCAAATGCTTCCAATGATGCAAAAGCTTTTAAACGTGCCGACCAGTTTTATTAAGCGTGCTAACTTTGAGATACAGCGTAAAGACGGAGCGTTCACAAGTGGCTGATTTTGGAGACGTAGTAGAAACTAAATACGTGTTGTCAGCTGAGCAACTAAACGCCAGCGCCTTTGGTAATAGCACCGTTTACTACAGTGGCAGTCCAATTGTATATGCCCCTGGAGACGTAGTTAATCTTCCTTACACCAGTGGAGAGTTGTCCACAATGGAAGCAGTGGGCTTAGCTTGGGCAGCTTACGCAAGTGGAATTGAGCCTGAATAAAAAAACAGCCCCGTATTACCGGAGCTGTGATTACCCACCCTTTGCCAGAACTCACGCCATAGCGGCGAGCTTCTCTTGTTTGGCCAGGTGCTTACGTACTGCGGCTACGTTCCACAGATAGCTATCCCGTGAACGTGTGCAGTCAAAAGCTGCGAAATGCGGTCCCAGCTTCAGGGTACCGTCATCGCGGTACTTGAAGAGCGTCTTGCGGTCAATGCCAAGGATCTCTCCTACTTGCTGGGCAGAGACCCAACCTGGATGCTTAGCCATGGAAGCGGCAGTGGTTACCTACGTACCTTACACGGAGTCAAGATGGTGTCAACAGTCTTAAGCAAATTTTTATCTTGTTTCTTTGCGGGGAAGAATGCATAGGGAAATTAGAATCAATTAACGGCAATTGAAGAGCATGTTTTGCAGCCAGCACGAGCCCCTTGCCCTGCTAGTTGAATTAACACCAAAACTTGCCAAGAAAAGATTTAGAGAAAGTATATACCAAGCCTGGAACTATCAATGCGGCTATTGCGAAGAGCAAGCAACAAGCTTAGATCACGTTGTGCCACGATTTAAATCCGGGTGCTCCAACAGAAGTAACTTGGTTCCAGCATGCACTAAATGCAATGCAAACAAGGCATCAGCTGAAATGGAGTCTTGGTATCGTCAGCAGTCCTTTTTTACAGAAGAAAAATTGGGTAGAATAAAAGCTTGGATGGAACCAGACGGTTTCAATTTGATTGATCTTCAGCTACGCAAAGAAGCCTCATGATTCGTTTCGAGACTGTCAACGGCTTACTAAAGCCTGTGTTGCCTACCGATGCGACAGGTGATGAAGTCAAAGCAGCGGATACAATTGCACAGCGTTTAAACAAAATTCAAGGCTCTGGTGAAAACTACAAAACCTTAATGGAGTCTCTTGACAAAGAACTTCAAGGGAATAACAGCAACGCTCGGGACTACATTGACGCCGAAACAATCACGGCGGTTGAGAATTTTTATCAAAAAGCAACAGGGTTAACTCCCTGGGATTCTTCCAAGCACGGGGTGCCTCTCGATAGTTTTAACGCAAAATTTTACGCGCAACAGGTTCCAGAAGAAGTTAAAAAATGGAACGAGGCTGCCACTGCGGTTTCATTTGGAGGCAAGAAAATTTCAGATATTGATATCACTAAAAAATACCCTGATTTAGATTCTTTTTTGCATTCAGAATACACATTTGTCGGTGCGCCAGCAGGTCTTTTGGGTGAACCCAGAGATCTTGAGGTTTACAAAGAAACATTAAGGGCGCCCACCGATGCGGAACGCCAAATTTTGCGCGAAGCATTACTTGGAAAACCCGGAGGCGCAGAATCTCTTGCCGAAATGGCAACACAAAACTACATCAATAAACAAGGAGAACAAACCTTTGGTGCTTTATCTGCTGATGCATTAAAAGCAACTTTAAGCGAATATGCAAACGCACTTAAAAAACAGCAAATGTCTGACATGCTTGAAGGCATGGGCATGCCTAGTGTTGGCAACATTAAACAAGACATTAAAAACGCAATCCTTGGTGATAGTGGCGTTGGTGGTTACATGAATTTTGGAGCCGGTTCTAATATCGGCAAAAGTTTGTCTGACAGCTTAGATCGTAGTCTTGGCATGGGTTCGTCTGTCCAGTACAACTGGCAAAAGTGGTTTGATGAAACCTTGGCAAAACGATACGAGGATCGTTCTCAAATTACAGACCCAACAGATGCGTCTAAAACATATGAACTTGAAAAAGAATTTGCCAAATCTTTTGTCGAAGATTATTTAAAGCCTAGATTCGATACATCAAAATCTATATCTGAATTTGTTAGCTATATGGATGTAAAGGATGACGAGCAAAACGTTCTACAAACACAACTTGCTTCTAACGCGTTAAAACAATATGCCAACGAAAAGGCCAAAGAATTTATTACTAGTCTTGGAGCCGCAGCAACACAAAAAGAATTTGACCCAAATTTTTACTGGAATCCAGAGCTGCTGTCCGGAACAGATGTAACAAACAAAAAAAGTGCATACGAACAGCAAAAGCAAAATGTTCAAGATTCCTGGGACAAACGCAATACAGACGAAGATGTAAAAAACGGCAAATCATGGAAAGAACTTGCTTATGAATATGGCGTTGATCTAGAAAACAAAAGCGATTTTGCTCGATTACATTATTCTGTTATCGGCAAAAATAAAAACTATGATCCGGTTGCCGATACCTACAACAGGCAAGATCTTGCCGCTTTTATCCAGGGGCCTCTTGCGGAAGCTTTGCAAGGTAAAAAAGCTTCTTTTGGTAATCCGGTTTTTCTTGATTTTGTTTCAGCAGAACAAAAAGCTGCTGAATTTGTCGATAAAATAAATATTTCCGATTTGCCCGAAGATATAAAAAAACAATTAGAAGGCCTTGGCTATGACACAAGTACAGATTCTGTTGCAGAATTGCAAAGTGTTTTAACTGGTCTTTTAAGCACAGATCCTGCTTTTCAAATACGTGAAAGTATTAGGCAATTAAACGAACAACGTATTAAACCAACGCAAGAGCAACTAGGATTTGGTTATATCCAAAGGGACTCAGACGAGAAAGTTCAGGCTCCTGCTGGTGGCAGTGCATTGTTTGATGTTTTCCAAAAGGCTGGGTATGGCGGAAGCGAAAGCGAATTTTACGCTGAGTTTTTTCCTGATGCTACTGAAGAAGACAAGAATTTAATGTCTCCAGGCTTAGGCAAATCAGGATCAACTAAAGGCGTGCAAGGATTAATGGGATTCAGTATGCCAGATTTTTCTGATCCTTTTGCAGCAATGGGTTCACTGGATCAAATGCTTTCGGATGATAATATAAACAAGAAAGAGACGTATAAGCCGCGTCGGTCTAATTATTTCAAATACTTTACAGAAGAAGAAGACGAAGAAGCGCCTTCTTTCTTTGGTGGTGGAATCGGCTCTTTATTTGGTTAACAAACATGTCAGATAAATCACGTAAAGCGGCCAGTGCTGCAAAAATTCACAAGGATTCCATGGAGTGCAACAAGCCTCGGCGAGACGTGCAGGGGGGTAAAAAGTCTGTTGTAAAAGCATGTGAAAACGGGCAAGAAAAAATCGTACGTTTTGGTGACGCCAACATGGAAATCAAACGAGACAACCCAGAACGTCGCAAAAACTTTCGTGCCAGACACAACTGCGACGAACCCAAGAGCAAGTTGACGGCTGGTTACTGGTCGTGCAAAGCCTGGTGAATTAGGCTAAACTGCTGACGTTGTTACCTCAACACCATGGCAAAACCCAAGTCAACCTCATTGGTCAAAATTGAAGCCAAGCCTAAGCTCACCCGTCAAGGCGACGGCAAGCATTCCAAGCCCAGTCACGGCCGCAAGCTATCTCGCGGTCAAGGTAAGTAAATTGTGTATGATTGGAGGTAATTGTAGTTACCTCCATGGCGGATCTTTCGCATGCCGTTAACCTAATTCGTAAATACGAAGGGTTTAACGAAAAGGCATACCCCGATCCGTCATCAGGCGGCGAGCCATACACCATCGGGTTTGGGACTCAGTTCTACCCCGATGGTTCTCCCGTCAAGCGTGGCCAGTGTTGCAGTAAGGAAAAAGCACTGGAGTATCTCTTCCATGAGGTCTCTGTTATTGACACGCAGCTTTCAAAGCTAAACCTTGGCCTTGATGACAGCATGCGTCAGGCTTTGCTTTCATTCATTCATTCCATTGGCTGGGAGCCATTTTTGTATGGACGAGTGATTGACTGCATTGAACACGAAGATTTTGGCGCAGCTACAGAAGAGATCGGTCGGTGGGTCTTTGATGAAGACCACCAAGTAATTGGGAGCCTGCTCCACAGGCGTCGTGAAGAATCTCATCTTTTCCTTCGGGAAGTTGGTGCCAACACCTTGTCTTCTTCCGATGTACTGCTTGCTGCATTCCGCAACTACACTGCTGCTCCGCACCAGGTAAAAGCCATTCGCTTCCTGGAGCAGGGACTTAGCCCGTACCTTCTTGCACAGTTTGCCAACGAGTTTCGGATTGACGATGATCCCTGGGACGATTACACCAGTGATGCCGTCAATTTGGAATTCAGCAGCTAGGCTTAGAATACTTGCAGTAAAGAAATGCAAAGCGGAATGGAGCGGTCAGTTGAACCCAGGGAATTTGAACTTCCTCTAGAACTCCAGTTTGCGATGCGCAAAGCCGAGCTTCAGGCTCAAGAGATGACCTGGGATGAGCTTCACGCCGCTTTGCTGAACCTTTACCACCAACGCTTGATGGAATGGTACGCCATTCGGGACATCATGGCGTCTGAAGACATTGAAATCGACTGGGATCACCCAACCGACATTGAGCTAGCAGAACTCGCCGCCGCATGTTTGTACGACGACGAGGATGAGGACGAAGATACCTGTCAGCCCTTCTGAACTTCGTCCAACTCAACTAGCCGAGAGAGGTACCACTGTGCTTTTTTCAGTGATTCTGTCCCGCCTTTATGTTTCTCACGCCACACATACTTGGCAATATTGCCCTTTAGGTATCCGCGATACTCTTCGGCGGTTAGCTGGGCCTCGATTGCTTCGATACATTCGATCCCTCCGTCAGCGTAGTGCGGGGGATGATTGACCAAGTCCTCCTGGATAACGGGAGGCTTTTCTTTGGTGGCCCAGGGCACTGGGCACACACCATCCTTGCATCCGTTATCGTCTATCGGAGCAAACCACGACGTTTCGCCGAAAGCATCTTCTCCGATTCCCCTGGACCCTGCAGCTCCAACACTAAGGTCTTGGGACGGGGCGATGCTCCCATTGACATCCCCTGTTCCATCGAGGGAATGTACCCCGTCGTTCCAAGCCGTGCTCCCTCGAGATTCAACGGATTCCTTTCGAGTCCCTGCTCGCATAGCGTTAAGCCCCTGTTATACATGTCATACAATGGTACATCATTTTCTTCGTTGTCAAGAGGCGCACCGAAATCTTCTTCAGTAAGACAACGGCAGTCCAGTTCATCTTGAACAAAGCTATCCAGGAACCCTGCGGCGGAATGCATCACGGTGTTTAAGCGATTTACTTCTCTTACAATGATAAGATGGCAAACACTTATAGACCTACATACGATCCAGGTGTTAACTCTGGAACTTCAGGCGCTGAAGTATCGGACCTAAGGCCGGAGCAAGCGTATGACACAGATATGCGGCGTGTTGAACCACAGGAGCGTTCAGCTGCAGCCTCGGTCAACAGCAAACAAGACCGTGTTGAAAAATTTATGCGGGCAGCAAAAACTGCTGGTGCATACCAACAAAGGTCTCAAATTGCCGAACCTACCGTTTTTAATGAAGACGGAGATGCCTATGGGACTGTAGGTAGTACGGCATATTCCCGTAAACCACAGTCCCAATTTGGCAAGGCGTTTTAAACCTGAGAGAACACCACGTTATGTGGTTGATCTTGATACTTGCCCTTCCGGTCCTGGTAGCTAACCTCGCAAGGGTTGCCCCGGTAGAAGAGAAGTTGAGTGATCCCCTCGTTCGCGTAGATGCGATTGAACAGTCCGGTGCAGTTACTGATTTCCAGCGTCAGGTAACCTTCCCAGCCGCTTTCAGCAGGCGTAATGTTGACCAGGATGCCTGAGCGGGCGTACGTAGATTTGCCAACTGCAACCACAGTGACATCACGTGGCAGCTTCAGACGTTCTTGCGCAACACCCAGACAGTAGCCGTACGGAGGGAGCAGGAAATACTGACCACGTTCGTCTTCTAGGAGATCGGCAGGTTTGAGGATGTCAGGATCAAAGTTCTTCGGATCACAGTCCCCAGCCTGGACCTTACCAAAAATTAAGCACTGACCAGGGGAAAGCCTAATGTCATAGCCGTATGAGCTAAGACCGTAACTAAGAAGTTTGCGTCCGTTTTCTTTGTTAACTAGGTGATCAACAAAGGGTTCAATCATCCCCTTTTCTTCGGCAAGTTGCTTGATCTCCCAGTCGGCGAGGACGCTCATGGTTCCTTGTAATCGTCTTTCAGTATACCCGGTTCAAGAAAGGATATGCCCACGTTCCGAGTAAATGTCTATAAACCGTTCGGTCGCTTCACCTGAGGAGTCCATGGGAGGCAAGTACACAAGAAAAGAAGTGCATGTTATTGCAGGTTCGATTTTCCCTTGGCGATGCCTGTTAAGTTTTGGTATTGTTTTTAGAATGCACATGGGAAACTTAAAGATTTTAGGCTCGTAACGAATCATGTCAGGGCAGTTGCTGAAGTAAAGACCTTGCTTTACTTGACCCGACAGCCATTCGTGGTACAGACGCCGAAACCACACGGCGTGAGAAGATGTTAACGACAAAGACGAAGCTCGGGTCATCTTCCACTTTTCATTCTTTTTGTCCCAGAAGTAAGCGCCGGCAGGCGGAAACAAATACACGTTTCCATACCAGAGTTGCGTATTTAACGCATCGTCTGACGGCGTGTAAAACTGTTTGGCCTGCACGTACTCATTAGCAATCCTGGAACTTGCTACGTCTAAATCGATGCCGCCCATCAGCTCATTAGCTGCACACACAAGGTCAGAGCTGGTAATCCACTCAATTTCCTCGGCTTTAGATTTGACCTTCCGAACACCGTCACTCATTTCTTTTCGTTCACCTTGTTGTAATCAATTTCTAGATAACGCATGCCCTCGTGATCATTGATGAGGTAACCAGCTTTTTCTAGCGGATCAATTTTTTGCGCCGCCCCAAGAACACGCCGGAATGTTTCGGCAAGGTCTCCGTCATTTTCACGTTCACACTCCTCTTGTGCAGAATGCAACTCTTTAAGTGTCATAAAGAACATCGAACGCTCTTTGTTTTGGGGCTGGAAGACCATGACGCCTGGCCCCTCAATTTCCCACATCTTGCAGTAGTGCTGGCCCATGTCGCCAAGAATCAGCTTCAAAGTGCCTTCAAGTACTTTGGCCTTGGTATCGTCCATCTCTGGACCGATGACAGAAGCAATCAGTTTTTCACGTCGACTTGACATTTCTCTAGTAGCCCCTGGCGTTGTAAAGATTCTAAAAGTTTTTTGGTGGGTTGGTACAACACAACCAACTTGCCAAGGATACCGCGTTTTTTAACAAGGCGCCCTGTGTTGTCTCGTACCTTGTTAAATTCACCTGAGCGAATCAGATACTCAGCAACGCATCGAAGGCGTCTCTTCAAAGGTAATTCTGCCTGTGGGAATTTACCACAGATCGTATCGGGCTGTAAATCTTGGAACACAAGCCGCAAT